AGATCACCTGGCTGTAGTCGCCTCACCGGCGCTAGGGGAGACCCATAAAAAACAATGATAATGAAGATAAATAACAAAAAGCGAAAGCTTAATGAGTTTATTCTCCTTACCATTAAGTGGCTCGCAGGTAGCATGAACTTAAGCTACAAGGAGACCTCTTATATTTTACGTGTCACCAACAAAATCCTTAATGTACTTGAAACCCGAGGTAAAACCGAAGGAATTAAATACTGTAAGGACCTAAGGTTAAAATTTACGAAGGTCATACTTAGTATGGACCCAGTGGATTTCAACCGAGGGGACCAGTTATGGTTACCTAAGGTCTTAGTAGGACCGATCAAGTATATACAAGAGAGCAAGAGTTACCCTTTTATTAGGCTAATCTTTTCCTCTTTATATATAACCCGATCTATCCGGTTAGATAATGAGATTTCTATCGAAACTATTGAGAAAGGGCCCGATTATGTCGGCACTCCCTCATCACTAGACGAAGAAATCATATTATTTCTAAGAGACTTAGGCGTGAATCTTAAACATATAGGTAAACCACCTAAATCGGTGAGATTTAAGGAGTTTCATATGACTTCAAAAAGCGGTCCCAATGGGCATGCCCTTTGGACTTCTTTTAAAGATCTTATGTCATTGACCTCTCAACAGCTAGAATCTATTAGGGTTCTAGCTGGTGATAGGTTGATTGAACTTATGTTAAAGTTTTCCTTTCTTTATAAAAGGATTCCACAATTCTTCAATTGCCGTAACCCTATCACTAGGGCTCCGAGTTCTCGTCGACTTGCAAAAATCAATGATAAAGAAGGAAAAACCAGAGAGGTTGCTATAGGGGATTATTATTCTCAGGGAGCTTTGCTTCCTTTGCATAACTACCTTTATAAGGTCCTCAATGGTATTCGCCAAGACTGCACTTCAGACCAAGCCAAGTTATTTTATTCTCTGGAGAATTCTATTAAGAATAACTACCATAGTATAGACTTAAAAGCCTTTACTGATAGGTTTCCGATAGATATTAACCATCGAATATTTAAAATTTGATTTGGATTAGAATACGCAGATGCTTGGAAGAGTCTGATGGTGGATACACCATTTGAGTATAAGGACCTACATGTTACATATAGGACCGGAACCCCGATGGGTATGTATTCATCATTTAACTCTACGGCACTCGCGCACCATTTCCTTGTATGGAAGGCATGTAAAATGTCTAACCTACGGTGGAAAAGGGCTAGGTATATGTTACTTGGTGATGATATCGTTATCGCTAACGACACACTATCAAATAACTATAAAAAGCTTCTAACTGAGTGGGGTGTTGAAATTCAACACTCTAAGACACATATTTCACCCTATGGCTTCGAGTTTGCTAAGCAAATTCGACTCCATGGTCAAAACGTGTCTCCCTTCCCTTTGTCGGCACTCTATGAAAGACGGTCCGAGACTATCACTAGTGTCGGTATCATTTTTCATGAATTAGCCTATAAACGGTGGGGCCCAGATCTGATGTCAGTCTTAGAGAGTTACTTCGTTAATGTGTTAAAGTGGAAACGACCTAGATATAGGGCGTTCGAACCAACAATTAACTTAGTAATATCCTTACTCTTAAATCTACAAGGGAAAGGCCATATAGGTAATGCCGTAAAGCATTACGTAAAAGCTACACTTCCTGGTGCAAAATTTAAATGATCTAGTCCTGTTAATAAGACATTGTTTTTTCAATGGTTAACAGTAAAGACTATCCAAACTTTGTACCTAGATTCAAGGGAGAGGATAGTTAGTCCTAAAACCAAAGGTAGTTTGGGTGACCTTGCTACCGAGATGGTTATAGAAATAACATCTCTAAGAGACGGTGGAGCGGACTGCTTCGATTTAATCGAGTCAGTCCCGTTCCTCCAGGTATACGGCAGAGCTGAAGAGATATTTCTCAAAAGCTACGACGAACTCTACGATTACGGGATGGGAACTCAGCCTTACCAGCTAAGGGACCTCCTTGGAAAAGTAGATATACCTCTCTCAGACGAAGGATTCTATATACGTCATCGTGACGTACTTATTGTCCAAAGTATGAGAGCCTCTCGGATTATAACTGGCCTTTTGAAGAAGACAACCGAAGTTGACGCCTACAATGGTAAACTAAAGTTTAGGTTACCTTGGGCCGAAGCTCTAGAACGTAAATACAAGAGCCACCGGGCTGGTAGTGCCCGAGCATCATAAAACCGCAAGGGGGATTGGTGCTAGATTTGCC